ACGTCTTCGCTATTTTGGTTAGGTTAAATCTTAGTATTCGGCGGCACTCAGCTGGCTTACTTGATACGAACTCAGTATCATTCAAAAGTTTAACGTCCAAAGTTTCGCTAGGACTAAAAGAAAATTCTTTCCTTTCCCAAAGACTTCTCTCAGTTAGGGGAGAGAGAAGTTGAAGTCTCTTTAATGAACTCCAATTGGGGGTTTTGCAACTGCCATTTTGGCGTACAGAGCTTTGAGGAACTCAGCGTGATTGTATTCATCTCCAGGATCATGTAAACATGGTATAGATCCATCGTCGTCCACCTGCCAGACGTATTTGTCTGCGTAGTCCGACCACCTAGTTGGAACAATTGATGAGAGTAATAATGAATCACATACTCCATCAATTAACCAAGTGTTGATTTGACGTTCAATCTCAATTTGTTCGTCGACAGCAATGCCGTACAGCTTTTCCACTAACAATCTTGATCTCAGTGGTGTGGGTGTTGCTCCCCTTCTTACTATATCACGTATAAGTTCTTCATCGCTTGGTACATGTTGCGCTTTGTACCAGTCATGGGTGTCAATCCTAGCCTGCTTTGACCTAGTTAAAAATAGCAGTCTGTGACTGAGCACATCGACAATCGGACATCCAGGATACTGATGTGCGAACGAGAGAGCTTTTGCACGCAATAAACCAAGCTTCAGATTCTTACGTGCCTTGTGATATTTCATCGGGCCCCACCCCACGCTGGCTATAACCTTTCGTGGGTCGGTCAGATTGATCTTGTCGACAGCATCAAACACAATACCACAGAAGCTTGCTTCTGACACTTCATCGAAAATTTCCAACTTAGCTCTGAGTCCCAATTTAGCGTACAGTTCTTCATTAAAACCGTCCTGGATCTCGAAAAGCGAGTCGTCTCCTTCAATGACGCATTTGGTGTCGCGCCAATCAATTCCTGACTTGTGACATATGAACAGAAGAATCATCAAATTACTGAAACCATTTCCAAGCGAAGTGCACATCTCCCCAGACATTCTGCATGCT